GGTCCTTCTGGTGTTGGTAAGAGTCATCTGACCTATGGCTTGGCTCGGTTTCTCAATGAGCAATTTAAGTCTTATGATGAACCAAAAAGCGTGCTCTTTGTATCTGTTGTGACTTTATTTGACAAGATTCGAGAAAGCTTTGAGTTTGACAATGGATTTTCAGAAGCTAAGATGGTCAAGCTATTGTCTGAGGTTGATTTTCTTTTCTTGGATGATCTTGGGAAAGAGAGTCGAAAAGCTGACACGAAGCGTAACGAGTGGTCGCATCAGATATTGTTCAAGATCCTGGATAATCGGACTAATACGATTATCAACACGAATCTGTCTAGTGAAGAAATTAAGGAGCTTTACTCGGGCGATTTTGGGAATGGTGCTTTATCAAGTCGTATCTTTGAGGGAGCAACAGGAAAGTGCTTTGTGTATCCAGCTGGGATGAAGGATAGGAGGTATTGATGATTGAACTCTACTTCATTTATAACAGTCACCACAAGATACTCATTGGGAGTTTTGGCCACATACATAGCGCAATCAACGAATTAAAGCAACATCAAGCCAGCTACTCTGATATTAACAATCCACGCTTTCAGAAAAGCATGAGTAGAGAAAACATCAGGATTGACTACGGAGCAGTTGATTGCTACTACTTGATTACGAAGAAAACGGAGGAAAAGTAAGATGAATACAAAAATGAATTTGGAAGAAAAAGTACAACAATGGTTTGTAGACAGAAATCTACATGAAGCAAATCCTGTCAAACAGTTCTTGAAGCTGATGGAAGAATCAGGGGAATTATTTGAAGGTATCGCGAAGGATAAATCTGAACTGATTTACGATGCGCTCGGAGACATCCAGGTAGTTTTGATTGGGTTTGAACAACAGATCAAGAACGGCGCTCAGATTTCAGCGAATCAACAGGAACTCGAATTGCTGCTGATGGTTTCCAGTTTGGGCAATATCGCTCAGAAGTTATACGCTCATATCTGTCACAATGAGACACAAATTCCGTTAATCAAAGCTGATTTGATGTTTCTTGACAGTGTAGTTAGCACCGTTTCGTTTTTAAATGGAACTACTGCTGAGAATTGTTTAGACGAAGCATACAACGTTATCAAAGACCGGAAAGGGAAGATGATCGATGGAGTGTTTGTCAAAGAGGAGGATTTGCTAGATGATACCAAAATTTAGAGCGTATGATAGTGGATCGTTAAGTCGTATGTACCGACCAGACGAAGTGATGGTCGGTGATAGCAATATCTGGATTATTGATGAGGATTCAGTTGCTGGTGACTGGATAGTAAATAATGACATTCACCTCATGCAATCAACAGGACTCAAAGACAAAAACGGTAAGGAAATCTTTGAAGGGGATATAGTTCTGGTTCTTGATAGTCCTTATACTGTTTTTTACGATAACGAAAGAGGAAGTTATCGTTTGAAGCCACACGATGACCGCTGGAATGTTGATTATATGTCTAATTTTTCCCACGGAGGAAATTTTGAAGTTGTCGGCAATATCTACGAAAACAAGGAGTATTTATGATTATTATTAACACAAATCCTAAAAATCCACTTTTTCAAAAGGTGAAAGAGGAGCTTGATTTTTTAGGAGTTAAATACGAAATAAAAAAATCATGGACAGATGAACTTATCAAGCAATGCTTTATCAATAATTTTGAATTTTGTTCTGGGCATTATATGGGCCAAATAAGAAAGTTGAATTTTAACCAGGCTTTAGAACTGACACAACAAAACCCTAAAATGTTGAGAAAATTTATTGTCATAAACGGGAATAAAGCAATTGCAGATTTTCCTAAAACTGGTCTTATCAGAAAACAGTTGAAAGGTTTATTAAAATGAGCGATGCGAAAAGATTTTATGAACACATAAGAAAACAATTGGTCTATGTTCCGAACACATCAATTGCTGAAAGATTAAAAAAACATATTTTGGCACATCCAAATTTTAACAGCAGCAGAAATTTCTTGGACTTAGTTGTAGCTAATTATTGCACAAATAGAAAAAGAAATGAGTTACCTAGCGTTGTAGTGATCAGATGGTTAAGTAAATTTCTAGATGTAAACTACGAAAATCCGGAACTTTTGGAGGTAGAAGAATGACTAAACAAGAGTTAATTAAATATTTTGAGTTATTGCCTTATGTATCAATTACTCAAATGGGAAAGAAAAGTTTTATTGATTTAATCGAACAATTAGATGAACAAGAAATAGTCACAATTCCGAAAATTGTGGCGGACTGGATTGAGAAGTGCAAAGCAAAAGAAAAAAGTTTGCTTAATGCTCTCTTATATACGCCGGAGGGAGTTAATAGCTGGGTGGATGATCCAGATAATCAAGAAACTTTTGCTCTTGCTTGGATTTTCGGCTACAAGGTCGAGGAAGAGAAAGAGTATTTAGTTAAGATTAAAGCAAATAATCAGTATATTATGAACAATCCTGATGAAAATGCCATTTTTTTCTACAGTAGCAAATCGTATGCTAGCCTTACCCGCAAAGAACTAGAAGAAGCTGGTTTTGGTTGGGTGTTTGATTGCCCAGGTATTGAGATTGAGGAAGTAGAAAGGAATTAAACAATGATCAATAATGTTGTGTTAGTAGGTCGATTGACTCGTGACCCTGAGTTAAGATACACACCATCAAATGTGGCTGTTGCAACTTTCAGCTTGGCTGTGAATCGCAATTTTAAGAATCAAGCGGGTGATTATGAAGCTGATTTTATTAGTTGCATCATGTGGCGCCAGCAAGCTGAAAACTTTGCAAATTGGCTTAAAAGGGGTGCTCTTGTAGGTATTACAGGTCGCATTCAGACTCGTAGCTACGATAATCAGCAAGGACAACGTGTCTATGTGACTGAAGTTGTAGCCGAAAGTTTTCAAATACTTGAAAAAAAGGATAATGCTGCAAACAATGCAAGTATGGAAAATCAAATTCCACCAAGTTTTGAAAAAACTAACCCTATGGATATATCTGATGATGATTTACCATTCTAGGAGTATTCGGATGAGTACAATTAATCAAGATATAATTAAGGGTTTAAAACGTTCAATCGAACTAGCTGAAGAAAAGATTGAAGAACTGAAGAAACCAAGTCAAAAATCAGCGGTGCACATAAGAGCTGCTGAAAGAGATTTTTGGAGGAAGAAACTGAAAAGGTATAAGGAACAGTTGAAGGAGTTAGAAGAATGATAGTATGGGCGTTGTTCGATAGTGGCAATGGTTCATACACAAAAGCCGTCAACACCCTTAATAGTTCGGGGGGGGGACGAATATTAAAGTGTATCCGATTGGTATTGATATCGAAAACAAGAACAATCATTTTATACCGTTAAACTTAGCAGACTATTCAAGGCTTTTTGGAGATAATACGCTTTTTGATACGCTTGACCAATTGCCACACCCTGACTTAATCATAGCAAGTCCACCTTGCGAAAGCTGGTCAAATGCTAGCGCAATGGATAGAGGAAATGCCTGTTGGAAGCAAGAGAGAGGGGATGGATTGTTTGAACCACAAGTACCTCTTTCAAAGTTTACTGTAAGATACGCTAGCGATTTTGAAAATTATCAATTTCATCCAGATAAGCAACTTATGAAGAGAATAAACGGAGAGCTTTGTGCTTTTAATACCATTGAAATCATAAAAAGGTATCAACCTAAGTATTTCATCATAGAAAATCCAGCAAGTGGGCGATTGTGGGAATATATTGAAGTTGTATTGGGTTTTAAGCTGCCTTATGATAATCATACAAGATATAACAATTATGATTATCCCGTAGAAAAAGCTACACGTTTTAGCGGAAATATTAACTTAAATTTAAAAAACGAAAAATTGCCAATAGAATTGAATTTGAAAAACTTTTCGCATTCTTACAACGAACGGTCAAATATCCCACAAGAATTAGTAATAGAAATTTTTAAAAAAGTTAAAAAGGAGTTGGAAGATGAATAAACAAGAATTGTTTGAAGCAGTTATTGAGTTACCAGTAGATTTCAGTGGCTCTAGACCTAAGATTGATAAATTAACAACGTTAGAATTGATAAAGTTATTAAAAGAACCCGAAAAAGTAAAAGTCCCGCAATTTGTGGCGGACTGGTATGAAGAGCATAAAGATAATCTTGAGTATAATATTTGGGATTGGATGAAGTATAATCTTGAACCTAAAAAACGAGAAAATGTAATCTTCTCTCAGTGGTTAGGTAAGACTGTAAATAACCCTGTAGAAATACTTATCAAGATGAAGTTGTATGGCTACGAGGTCGAGCAAGAGAAGCGGTATATGGTGAAGATGAAAGGCTTGAGTGAATGTTATAACTATCTCAATTATGATTCAATTGATGATGAATGGTATTTCACTGATGCTGAAAATGGATCTGCTGTGGGAACACATCACACCCGCAAGAAATTTGAAGATGCTGGCTTTGGTGAAGTGTTTAACAGTCCATTGTTTGAGATTGAGGAGGTGGAGTGATGAACCTTAGACAAAAACAAAAACACTATAATTATTCGTATAGATATTTTATAGCCTGGGTAGTTGTCGATGATAAAGTTTCATTTGCTGTATGTCCGAAGAAATTTAAGAAAACACTCAAGCAAAAATTAAAGGTTAATAAAACATATGACTACGCTGAGTGCTGCAGAAAATATTTTCTTCTTGAAGAATATCACGGTGAAATGCCGAAATTTATGAGAATTATAAGAGATGCAAGATGATACCAAGCATAGAAAAGAGGTGAACGATGCCTTTCTTTCCTGATATTAATGAATCAAAAACAAAAGAAAATGCCAAGAGAATTCTGAGAGGATATCTTAGATGGAGAAGAGTGGCCAATGACATAGATGGGCAGAAGGTAACAACTACATACTCATTCATGCCACGCTCTCAATCGTTTAGTAGAAATAATCAGGTTGAGAAATTAGCAATTCGCAAAGTTGATGCTGAACTTGAACTAGATGCAATTGAACAAGCAGTAAGTGGATTACATGATCCATTGTATCGTAGAATCCTTTATGAGAAATATCTTCAATGGGACTGTAAGAAAGACGAAACAATCTCAATGGATTTAGCTATCTCAGAAAGTTCTTATTACGATATCTTAGATAAGGCTTTAATGGCATTTGCTGAGCTTTACCGAAATGGAGAACAAATTGAAATCTTAGAATAAAAAAATGGAGTTTTCTTGGAGTTTTCTTGGAGTAAATTTGGAGTAAGTTCGGAGTAAATATACGAATTAATGTGCTAAAATTATATTATGAAATAATTATAAAGGCAGGCACAACCTGCCTTTTCTTATGGTTTGGAGGTGATACCATGAAGAAAGTAGAACCCATTCGTGAACCAGATGACATTGATAGAATGAAGAATTATTTGAAATCAAAAAGTGAGCGAAACTACATTCTTTTTTTGGTCGGAATTTATTCAGGGCTACGAGTAAGCGATATTGTCCCTCTTCAAGTAAAGCATGTCAATCAAGATAGAATTGAGGTTAAAGAGAAGAAGACTGGTAAAATAAGAAAATTTGCAGTTAATCCTGAACTACGCAAAGCTTTGGATCGTTACATAAAAGAAAATCATCTTGAGAGTTATGACTATCTTTTTCCTAGCAGAAAGAAAGTTAGAGGTGACGGAGTAAGTATTAAACACATTGGTAGAGTAGCTGTGTATCAATTTTTAAATGATGCAGCTAAACATTCAGGATTAAAAAACATTGGTACCCATTCGATGAGAAAAACATTTGGTTATCATCATTACAAACAAAATGGGAATATAGCTATTCTAATGCAAATACTTAATCACTCTGCACCAGATATTACCTTAGATTACATCGGATATAATCAAGATGAAATCGATGAAAGTATGCTTACTTTTACGTATTAAAAGTATACTTATTTAACATATTGAGAAAAAGTAAATTGGATAATTCAGAAATGCTTACAAACCATTGTCATAACTGGGTTGAACAATATTCTGTTGAAAGTCACAAAATATAAGATATGTTAAATATACAAGGGTGTTGAAGAAGTAAAAACACCCCCTAATAAAAATATACCCAGGGTACTAAAATACCCACCTTTTATCTAAAAAAAGAAAGGCCCCTCCCTAAATGAATACCCCCCATGAAAGACCGGACCGGAGCGGTCCTCATAGAGTTGCTTTTGAAAAGAATAAAAATATTATTCTCAAAACAAGAAATACTTGTGGGATTTGTGGACTACCAGTTGATAAGTCCTTGAGGTACCCACATCCATTAAGTCCAGTCATTGACCACATTATTCCAATCAATCGTAATGGTCATCCATCAGATATTCAAAATTTGCAGTTAGCCCACTGGCAATGCAACAGACAGAAGTCTGATAAGCTATATGCAGATAGTCGTTCGAACGATAGTAAGGTAGTAGGTAATCGTAACCTACCACAGTCCAGGGACTGGACCAAGTACAGAGCTTGATCAATAGAAAAAAATAATTAATAAAAAGTAAAAAAATAAATTTATTGTTTTTTGGGAAAAAAATACTAAAAGTGTAAAGGAAGTCCTAGTGAAGATAGGGGGGTTACCCCCTCCCACTAGGCGCTCAAGGCCTTCACGCCGTCACTGTACATTTTTTCTCGCGCCAAATCATCACAATGAAAGGAGAACGGTTTGGAATTAAGAGGGATTGAGTATCTTAGGAGGAAGTTGAATCTCTATCAGAGCAGAGTCAATCTGAGATACAAGCATTATGCGATGCAGCATTATGAAGCACCTACAGGAATCACAATTCCTGCACACATCAGGGCAAAGTATCAAGCTGTCCTTGGTTGGGCTGCAAAGGGCGTTGATAGTCTTGCAGATCGTTTGATTTTCAGGGCATTTGCTAACGATGATTTTAATGTTACAGAAATCTTTAATCGGAACAATCCAGATATCTTCTTTGATAGTGCTATTTTAGCTGCGCTGATTGGTTCGTGTAGTTTCGTCTACATTTCGAAGGGTGAAGATGATGAGGTGAGGTTGCAAGTCATTGAATCAAGTAATGCGACGGGTGTTATTGATCCTATAACTGGATTGCTTGTGGAAGGTTATGCAGTTCTGGCTCATGATGATTACAATCGTCCAACGCTTGAAGCATACTTTGAACCTAATGCTACTCATTTTATTCCGAAAGATGGGGAGCCTTACTCGGTTACGAATGAAACGGGTATTCCTCTGCTAGTTCCGGTCATTCATCGTCCTGATGCGGTTCGTCCTTTTGGTCGGTCTCGTATTACCAGGGCAGGAATGTATTATCAGAAATACGCTAAGCGAACTTTGGAACGGGCTGATATCACTGCTGAGTTCTACTCATGGCCACAGAAATACATTCTTGGACTTGATCCTGATGCGGAACCTATGGAGAAATGGAAAGCTACTGTATCAAGCTTGTTGACGATTTCTTCAAGCGATAAAGGTGAGAAGCCGAGCGTTGGACAGTTTACTACAGCTAGCATGTCACCGTTTACTGAACAACTGAGAACAGCCGCTGCTGGATTTGCTGGGGAGATGGGCTTGACCTTGGATGATTTAGGTTTTGTGTCTGACAATCCGTCATCTGTTGAAGCTATCAAGGCTAGCCATGAGAACTTGCGCCTGGCTGGTCGCAAGGCTCAGAGGTCACTGGGAGCTGGTCTACTTAATGTGGCCTATGTTGCAGCATGCTTGCGTGATGAGTTTCATTATGCCAGAAGTCAATTTGTAAGAACTACAGTCAAGTGGGAACCATTGTTTGAAGCTGATGCGAATACAATGACTATGATTGGTGATGGTGTTGTGAAATTGAATCAGGCCTTACCTGGCTACATCAATGCGGAAACAATTCGTGATCTTACTGGTATAGCTGGAGATATGTCAGCTAAACCAGTGGTAAGCGAGGGTGGTTCAAATGGAGAATGATGTTTTACCTGGTATCTTGCAAGAGGTTCAGGAGAGATTTGAGAGAGATTTCGGTAAGAGTGAGATTGTCAGAAATGCTTTTGCTACATTGAAGGCCAAAAAAGCAACCTACAAAACAGCAAATGAGTTTGCGATTGAAATTGGTGATATTCTCTCTAAGGCTCTAGGAGCTTCTCTAAGCGCCGACAAACTACCAGACGGTAAAATGTATTACAATATCGCTCAACGTTTACTGACGGACGTGCTAGGACGAAATCACGAGCTTGTAAGTGGTTATGCTAGCGATGTTCAGAAGAATTTGAATGATAAAGCGAAAATCGGTCTGAAAGTTCAAGTTCCTGAATTAAATCTAGATCGAATAGCTGGCATTGTCAATCGCTTTTCGTCTGAGGAGAACTTTGAAGATGTCAGTTGGTTGCTCGGTGAACCTATTGTGAACTTCACTCAATCAATCATTGATGATAGTATTCGTAAGAATGCGGAGTTTCATGCTGAAGTAGGGTTGAGTCCGAAAATTGTTCGAACAACGGTTGGAAATTGTTGCAAATGGTGCCAAAAGCTAGCTGGTAGCTATGTATATCCAAATGTTCCTCATGATGTGTACCGTAGGCATCAAAATTGCAGATGTACAGTTAATTACAAAACTAGCGATGGAAAAAGGCAAAATGTTTGGAATAAAAGGATTGTCAAACCTGTCAATAGTGATATAATTGAGATAAGAAAGAATCTTAATTTAAAAGTCAACTATGATACGAGTCGGTATCCACATAATGCAGATGGAACTGTTAAAGTGAGTCGCACAGTCGAAAGGAAAATTCCTGCTGATGTTAGTCCTTTTGAAGTAATTGATGTGGTAAATAAAGATGGAGTTGTAAGCAGGACATTCATTGATGAATATGGTCGCCGTGGAATGCGTATTGATACCTCGGACCATAAACAGCCTAAGTATCATCCAATGGGTGCTCATAAGCACATTATGGAATATGATGATGAAGGAAATTATGTAACGGATGGAAAACCTCTAGTGTTATCTCCGAATGATAGAAAGGAAAACAAGGACATATTATGACAAAAGATGAAATTAAAAAATATTTGGACACTGATCTTGTATTTAATCATAATGACCGAGGTGCTTGTTTCTTATCTAGCATTTGTGTAGTTGGTTATGATTATGAAGGTCAGCAGTTTGATACAATAGATGAAGCTATGGAAGCTAAAGTTTTTGATGGTAAAAGTTTAGTGGATATTTGGGATGAAGTTTTACCTCAAATCTCTTAATTAGGCACTCGAAAGGGTGCTTTTATTGTGCTTTAGTTTAGGAGGTGATCCGTATCTCCCAGCGATAGGGTTATCATGCGATGACGATTGAAAGGAAAGTGGAATGGCGAGGAAGAAACTTGGCAATCAGAATCCTACTCAATCGGTGATTTTAAAATACGTCAAGAAAAATTCAAGAGC